ATTATTAATTCAAAAGATTCAGTCAATAAATCTCTGTAATTATCAATTACGTTTTCCTCAAATAAAACTGATGCAGTTTTTAATTCTTCTGCATTATTACCCAAACCACCTCCATCGGCATTTACTCCAAACAATCTTGGTGAAACCACTCTATGTGAAATCATCACCTTAGATGTTATTTCACGGCTAAGAAATTCATATTGTTTGTCTGCATCCGATTGAGGCATTACAGTTATTTCGGGGGAATTATTTCTATCATCTGAAAATGACACTATAAATTTACCGGCATTACTTGCACCGGATAATTCTTCTTCTATTTGGTTTTTAACTGCTCTACGCTTTTCTTCTGATGGAATACCATTAGAAAAATTAATCATAAAAGATGGTGCTAAACCATTCTTGATATTAGCTAAATGAAACTCTGATACGTTTTTATCTAATTCAATGTAATTTATACCTCCTTGATAATCCGGCTTTGGGTAATAGTATTGCCCTACTGAATAAGCCTTAAAACAAGCTATTTGATTTGGATATGATTTCTTTTCGTTTGGGTCAAAGGATTTAACCTTTTTGAAACCAACTGTCTTGTAATCTGCCCAATTCTTAGAATATAAGTAAAATTGGCTTTCTTCACCATCTATTTCCGGTTCTACCCTCATACACTCAAATGGTATGTGGTTTACTTCGCTTATTGTACTTCTATCTAATGAATATGATATAGAAAGGTAATACCCTCCGTGTACTTTTAAATCTAAAATACACTTTTGTATAGTGTTCTTGCCTATACCACCCTCAAATAAGGCATTAAACTTAGCCCAAGATTCGGATTTACCTTGCATTTGTGGACTTGTTATACCCTCACCATACACCCACGTTGCAATAGAGTTACAAAGTGCGTTGTGAACTGCTGATTTTTGGTATAAATTTATAAGAAAATCCGGATAATCATTTGTTTTACCAAAAGATACAAAGGGTTCACCTTGCTTTATTACCTCTGTATCATCTACGTATTCGTGTCCTCTACCTAATTGTAATAATTCACTCATTTTATGATGGTTTATATACCTTACTTATCGGTATTGTTTGTTGGTCAGCATCAAAATACTTATCTTCAAAGGTAACATTATTATAGATACGAAATAAACCACTATCTAATACATTTATTTTGTCTGATAAGGAAGTTGTATTACTCATATTGTAAATGTCATAGGTAAATGTACCCTTTTCATCTACTAATAATGTGTTATTTGTTCCATCCCCTAATTCAAACGTAAAATAAGAACCTCTTGCATTAGAATACACATAGGTTAGAAACACCGAAAAGACTTTATTTGTCAGCTGGTTGGTAATAAATAGCTTATATCTGTTGGTAGCCAAATTTGTATGCAAAGAATCCGGTGTATATTGTGTTGTACTAACACTTACACTTTCAACATTCTTAAAAACATTGGCAAAAATAGACTTTACACCATAGTTGCTATTTATCTGAATCATACCCACCTAAATTTATTCCTTTACTTTTACCTTTACCTTTACCTTTTGGTTTTTCAAAGTACTTTGGATATTCTTTTAGAGCAAATTGGTACTCACTATCTGTCATATATTCAGAAAATACCAAAATAAGTGATGGATTTATCTTAATCTCTGCACCTATTAACTCATTTTTTACTTTTAGTCTTGCCATTACTTTAATCTTTAATGAAAAAAAGGGTAAGTATTACCTACCTACCCTTTCATATATATAAAACAAAACAGAATGTTATCTATCAAGCACCATTTAATTGTGCTGCACTAATTGTAACATCATCTTGACCACTAAAGTTAGCCAAAGCACCACAATTTGATGCCGGTTCTAATTCTATTGCTTGGAATTGTAAGGTGTAAGCCATATTATCAGATAAAGCCTTATCACCATTGTGTCCAAATGAACCACCGGTAGCAATCATCCCCTTACCTAAACCACAGAAGTACAACGTACCCGTGTTATCCTCTACAACTATTTGCCAAGAACCACTAGATAGGTTTTGCATTGTTACATCTGCCTTACCATACACTCCCTTAAAGACTAATTCTAAGTCTTGTTGGAAACCTACACCACCACCCTCATTCACTACAATCGTTTGATTAAGTGAACTAAGGTATGGGTCTGTATCAAATTGGAAATATGTACCAGCTGCACCATCTTGTGAAGTTAATCCAGATGTTGCCGTTAATACTCCATCTGTAAGTGCTAATGTTTTAGCTGATGCATCATCAAACCTCGCAATAACATAAACTTTGTCTATACCTCCCGGCTGCACTTTGCAGTACCGAGCCTTTCCCGTTGAAATTGTACAAGCCATTTTTTAGTATTTAAAAGTTTATAATTAAGCTGGTAAAATAGCTGCTGTTGTACCTAATACAATATCAGATGCTACACCTATTTGAACACCTACTGCCATTCTCATTGAGATACCAACATTGTCAGAACCATCATACTCGTAGAATGGAATTAATTTAGCCTCTGTCATATCTGTTCCTAAGTTTGTTCCGAAGAATAAGTTAGATTTTTGACATAAGATAATTGCATCATCTGGCATACCCGGACATACATTCACCGGAATACCTAAGTACACTAAAGATGTAAATGTTTGGTTAGCACCTTGTAAATTCACACCTTGTAAAAGACCTGATTCACCTAAAGCTTGCATATATAAACCAAAAGTCTTTTGGTTAACTAAAAACTGAGTGTCAGCCTTACCAATTATACCCGGACAATTTGTATTCCCGTTAGCGTAAACTAAACCAAAACCAGCAACTACATTTAATGCAGTAATAGCCGTGATAGCTTGACCATTTACTCCACCACCAATAGCCATTTGACCTGCTGCTAATCCGGTTCTATCAAATACACCATCATTAGATAAGAAACCTTTGAATGTTGGTGATGCTCCACCTTTCCAAATTCTATTCTCTAATTCTTCAGCCGTTTTATTAGCTACTGTACTTACTAAGAACGTTGCAAAGTCAGCTGGTATAGCACCATTACGACCACTAAATCCAGCACCTACCCACGTTGGGTAAATAGTCTTGCGACATACTCTTTCATTCACCATCATATCAGTAACTTCTAATACTGATTCGCCAAGTGATAAAGTTGTAGGGTCATTATCCCAATCACATCCGGCTGCCTTAATCATTGTACCTGGTGTTAGAGTATTTACTACTGCTTTTAAAGTAATACCATCTAATTCCGTTACATATCCGTTAGCAACTGTTTCAGCCAATTTAACGGCTGGTGCCAAGTAAGGTAGAGATAACACCCCAGCATAAGAATTTGCACCAATAGCAATATCGGTAGCCAATTCGTACTTCGCAGATTTAAAGTTATAATTCTTGTTCATTAGTTTGCGCTTTTTAATTGTAGAATCATATCTAAGGCTTTGTTACCCGTATTATAAGATACTTCTTCTGTTGAAAGATTTGTTTGATTATGTGTTACCGGTTTCTCGGCAGACATTTTAGACACTTTTTCTAAGTCTTGTTTTAAAGACTCATTTTCAGAAACAACCTTTGAAATCATTTCAGATAATTCTGTGTGTAGTGTTCCTAATGCTTCTACAAGTTGTTCCTTAGTAGCGTATGCAGACAAATCAACTTTAGATGACATTTCTTCTTCATCTTTTTTATCCTCAGATTCAGCCTCTTCTACGACCTCCACTTTAGAAATTGAAATTACTTCGCCATCTACAACTTCCATAGATACACCATCTTGTGTAGCATAAGAACCGGATGGTAAAGGCATTTTTTCGCCATCTTCTGAAACAACATAAGCCATTACACCCTCTGCAAATTCATCGCTTTCTGTACCGATACGTGTGCCATCCTCTAAAACTGCTTCTGCAAGCAATTCTATTTCTGACTCCATACCAAGCAAAGTGCGAATGCTATTCAGTACGTTTTTTTGGTTTGCCATTTTAAAAAATTAGTTATTGTTCGTTAATACAAAGATGATATTTATAAAAAGTTAGTATTTACCTTTCTTAATGATTTCTTTGATTTTTTCTAAGGTGATTTCATCTTCGCTCAATTCCATCTTATCTGTAAAATAGCCCTCTATTGAAAAGCCTTTTACTTTACCCGTTTTAACGTAATCATCCCAAACAGATTTATCGTTTACTTTTACAGATACAAACCAAGTACCCTCTGGTAATTTTTCAAAGCCATATCTAACAGACTTGTCTATTGGGTTATCCTTAATCCAACTTTCTACAACTGTTAAATGCTTTAATTCGCTTTTGTGGTGTATAGTGTGATTAGATTGGTAATTGTTCATCATAAACAATTCACTCGCTTTTCGGATTGTATCCTTAGAAAAGTAAACATAGTAATCTGAACCACTTTCTTTGTCTACTCTTAATATTTGTTTATTTGGTATTAGAACTGCTCCGGTCAACAATTGCTTTTCTTTGTCTTGTGTAGCAAATTTTACCTCTACCTTTTTTTCTTCTTTTGATAAGGCTATAAAATCTGATTCCATAGCTGGTGATTCTACTAAGCTAATAGCAAATACACCATCTTGGTTTTCTTCACTATTCTCATCTATTATTAATTCAACTATTTTTGTCATAATTTTCGTTTTACGGGTTTTCAGTTATAGTGTTGCTCTTTGTTGTATTTGTGTTGATATTTCCGTTTGGTCTTGCACATCTTGTTGTATCACAAATGCTTGTAATGGCTGTGATGTAAATGCAGATGTAGATTGTTCAAAGTCAAATGTAGGTGATTCATCCCCCGATGGTGAACTAAAGCCACTATTGATAACGCTGGTTGGTGTAGATGCCGTTGTACTTGGTGCATCCGGTGTACTTGTACCACTACCACTAAGTAGCTTTTTAGCTGATGCTATATTTGCAACTATTCGCACTAAACCGGTAGCAAATTGTATAATACCAGCACCACCAAATGTAACAGCGTTGGCTGGATTTGCTTCTGAATTAGCCGTTAAGCTTGATATGGCTTTAGCTGTGTCTATTCCTATCTTAGCTAATGCAAATGCTTTTTCTGCCTTTTCATTACCAGCAAATAAAGATTCAATCATTTGTAAGCCATTATTTAAGGCATCTCTTTGCGCCTTATCTGATGCTATTAATGCTTTATTCTTTTCATCGTTTGCTTTTACTGTTTCCTTGTTCAGTTTATCAATTTTTGCCTGGTCTTCTGATGCGTATTTGCCTACTAAATTCTGTTTGTTTATTAAGTATTGTTCATCTATTGCAGTTGTTTCTGCACCAGCCAATCTTGCAAGTTCTACTTTAGCATCATACTCTTGCTTTAATGCCTCAAATTCAGCTTCTTTTTCTGTTAACTCTGCTAATTTTAATTCATCTAAAATAGCTTTTTGTTCTAATTCTAAACCGGTTCTGTTTGTTAATTGTTCTGACCTAAAACCATTTATACGTTCTTCTAAGTCTGCTAATTCAGATAAAGCATTTGTAACTTCAGCTTTCTTTTCTACATTTTCAGTATCTGAATCTGATTCTAATTGTGCTAATTCTAATTTTTTATCTAATATTCTTTTTTCATCTGCTAATTGATTTTCTAAACTTTCAGCCAGCTTTTCGTTTGCTTCTATTCTAACTGCTAAAGTCTTTGTTACATCATCCCTAATTTGCCTTTGCGATTCTTGTTCTTTAAGGTATTGGAAATTTAAAAGCTTTTGGTCTGCCTCTAATTGTACAACTTCATTTCTTAGTGCAGTTATTTTAATAGCAGTATTTACTGCCTGCAGTTATTTTAATAGCAGTATTTACTGCCTCTGTTCCGGCGCTTATAATTGCTTTTGTTCCCTCAATTAATGTATTTGCAAATTCAGATTGTTGTACTTCATCTAATCCGGTTGACATTTGTATAAAGTTGGTAGTTGTTTCCGATATACCCTCGTTAATTAAATCCCAATCTAAAGTAAATACACCTTGTAAAATTTTACCAGCCGTTTTAAATTGGTTAATTAATCCCTCAAAACGATTTACAATATTAGTTTTTATAATATCCCATAAGCCAACTATTGCTTCTTTAGGATTAGAAAAAGCATCAACAATGCTTGTACCTAAATCAACTGCAATAGTAGCGACCTTATTAAATACTATGCTTAAAGCCTCAGTTGCAATGGTAACCAAATCCATTACTCGCTGGTTCTTCATTAGTATATCAGTAAGAAATTCAAAAGCTTTTAATACAATACCTATTCCAGCTGATTTAATTGCTAAACCAATACCACTAAACCCTTTTGCTATTCCACTTAAAGCTTTAGTTGTATCTTTTTGAGCCTCTTTGATAGCTGATAGTTCGCCTTTTATACCATCTAATTCTTCTTTTAAGGATTCTAACTCTTCGGTTGTTTCTTTTGTGTTACCACCAAAATCAAAATCAAATATTATTTTATCTGCCATATCTTTTGTCTGTGCAACCAAGCACTTTTTTTAGATTCATAATTTCGCTTCATACGGCCATAATAATCTGTTACGTTATTTGGTTCATATAAATGTTTAAAGCTTGGCAAAGCATCTATAATTGGTATTACAATAGATGTGCATTCTTCTAAGTGATTGTTTAAAGTATCTAACCTAAATATAAAATCTACATTTATATCTTTGGCTACTTTATCTGTTAAAGTATATTCCATTTGTTTTTTAAGTAATAAATTATCTTGTCTCTATCTGTGTTGCTTACACTTTCACCCACTACAATAACTTCATAAATCTTGCCATCAAACTCGGCATCTATTGTGCTGTTTACTAAAGCACCAATTGTAAAGTATGCACCATCTGTAGAATTTATACCGGTAGATGTATCTGTACTTCCGTTTTCATCTATAATATCTAAAGCCGTTCCGTTCTTTCTACCCACTATAATTTTTGGGTCAGTTACTCCAGCAGTTAAAATATGGTTTTCATATAAGTTTGTTAATGTGTTTTTATTATAGAAACTAACACTATCAGTACCACCACCTCCGTGAGTAGCTAATGGGTTAATATTAACGCCACCAATTGGTGTACCATCACTTTTATTTATACCGGTTATTACTTGACCATATTCTTCGTGAGTAGTTATATCACTTTCAAATACTGCAAACATTGTATAACTCTCATTTGGCAGACTAATTAAACCACTTGCATTATTAAATAAACAAGATGTAGAGCCGTTAAAACCTAAATATGGCCGACCTCTGTTTGCTGTACCACTTATCCAAATAGGTTGATTACTTGCGTTTGTCTGGCTTACATTATTATTGTTATCACTTAAATCTTTCCAAGCATTTATAGGCTGACTACTCCCAATGGTAGATGTGAAACTTAAACTTGAAAAGTTACTTGCATCAAACCAAGCTTTTAAATCTGTTAATTGAGATGGTAGAAAGTTGCTGATACTTGAACCGGAAATCATAGTAGAGTTATACTTCTGAACTATTGTAAAACTACTATCATTTACTAAGGTTGAAAATGGTAAAGTAAATTCTAACATATAACCATTGTACAAGTATGGTATATTACTTACACTTATAACCTCCATAGTAGAGCCTATAAACTTAGTTGATGTTTCACTTGATACTTGTGCTTGTGAATATATTACTGTACCCGTTCCACTTATTATTTTAGCTTTGTAAACGGCTTTCCAATATTCATCTTTTAACGTGTTACTTTCTGAATCGGTTGTAGCTTGTATCTCAATAGTTAAATCTATTACACTTTTATCCGGTAATCTAAATGCCAATTCTCCTAAAATGGTATTGTAATCTACTTGGTCTGGAAGTGTAGCTAAAGCACCATTCTGACCTACATATACATTTCTTTGAGTTCCAGCCGATATAAACCTATTGGTATATTCTGAAGTTTGGTTTTTACCCTCTACACCATTTTGACCTTTTGATAATATTATTTCGTTATTATTTAAAGCCTTTCCATATTCGCCGGTTATCTGTATGTTAGATAAAGAATTTTGAAATTGTATTTTTTCTCCGTTTATATCATCAGACATTTCTTGTGGAAATACTATGTTACCCGTTCCGGTTATAGATACATTATTAGAATTTGCTTTAATAAGATTATCATCACCTAAGATTTCTAATTTACGGCAGTTACTTTCTACCCTATTTAAATCACCCTTAACTAATATGTCTCTACCACCAACTGAAATATTATTATTGTTACCTCTAATAACACCCCCATCAGTAAACGTAGATATATTACCCGAACCAACTATGTTAGAGTTTTCAGTAAAGAGAGCAGACCTAAATTCATCCCCACTCGGTGTTGTATTTGTAGCTGGTGTATTATAGCAAAAATTACCATACGAACCATTTCTCCAATAGTAACCAAAAGCATCACAACAATTTTGATTGTCTATAGGGTTATCAGTAGCATTATGTATAATACCAAACTTAGAATATAAGTCGTTTAAATTACCACAATTTACACCATTATAAATAGTATCATTAGAAAAGAACCCATCAGATTTAAGCAATTCTACTTTACATAAACCGGTGCTTGATACCGGATACCCTTTTATAGAATTTATAAAATAGGAATTACCATTTACGTTGATTAAATCATTAAACTTAAAATTAGAAATATCATCTTGTGATAACCTCATATAAGCAATAAGCATACGAGCATTTACATCAAAGTTTGTAAATATATATTGTTCCCAAAATTCTTCTGCTAATCCTCTTAATGGTATAGATTCATACCCTACAATATCATTCGATAAACTACAAGACCAATTAATAGAATATACACTTGCATCGTTTGAAAATCCGGTAGCTGAAAATGGACTAAAGTTTGGGACTTCTTCATATTGAACACCCTCATTTTGATTTGCTAATTGTGAGTAGCTATCTGTAATTCTTATTCTAAGGTTTGAGCCTATTGTTTTTTCTCCGTGATAGAATGATAACCTTACTCCACCTACATTTTTATACTCACCCTCATTTATTTCTATTACCGGACTTGTGTAAAAATTACCGGCTGGCACGGGATAGGGTATTGTAGGACTAAATATTGAAGTAAATTTTGTAGTCTTATCTGTGTATTGGTTATCTGTAAACCTTTCGTGCTGCCCGTATATTCTTTGTGATGTATCTACATATGTTTGATTAACATAATCTTTAGAATTTTGGTCTGCAAATAATATAGACTTTGGTGCTATTTTACTTGGTGGTAAAATCTGAACATCCTTTTTAAAATCTATTTTATCACTCCAATCTTTTGTAGTACCACCAGCCATATAAGAATTAAATGGTTCAATAGTGATTACCTTACTATTAGATTTGTCCGGTATTAAAACCAAATTAAACTTTCTTATAATACTTGATAAGAAGTCTGATGCTTTTAATTCGCCAAATAAGTTACCTACATTTACTTGTTCCGTATCATACCCTTGTAATAAACTCCATTGAGCAAATGAATTAGTAAAGGTTAGTGTTGTACCATTTAGGTTAGAATTGTAACCCGAATAAACTCTAATCACATATTTTACACTACCGGTTGCAGTTATTGGTAGCTGTACATTAGCTGACCAATTTCTTGTCAATGGTGTAGTCGAAAATCCAAATTGTTCTAAATCAGTATATGAATCAATATTACCATTTACTAACTTATAAAGCCTTATTCTAATATTACTTCCAACCATTGTATTAGGTACAGTAATAGTACCTCCTACAAATAAGTTCCATAACCCTAAAACTGCCGGTGTAAACTCTCCGGTAGATGTATTGTATTGACCGGTTAAATCTTGCAATTCATTAGTTGGCAACCAATTAGTAGAAGTGCTAATTGATGCAATTGAACCATAGGTGGTAGTAAATGATTGACCAGCGTTTGTACCTAAAATTACATTGTATGCGTTGTATGATGTTGGTGTAGGTAATTGGGCATTTGTTCCATAATTACAATCTACATATATCTTTTCAAATACGGCAGTATCAAAAAAGGTACTATTAAACACATACCCTACGTGCTGGGAAATCTTTGTTAAAACTTCTTTTAATTGTATTTGTGGTCTAAGGTGCTGAATGTCAAACATATTTTGACCTTGCTCAATGCCACCCGTAGATGCCGGCATTATAAATGTATCAGCTAAATTAGTAGATACACCACTACCATAATCATATAAGGAATATACCACCTTACCACTTGCAATAGAGTTTGTGTGCCAGCTGTTATATATTGTTGATACATTGTAATCGTGATTATATGTGTCTCCTAATGTATCACCTAAATTAACACCTTTTAAATCATCTAATAGTGAAATGCTTGGAGCAAATAATAACACCTCGTATTCATACCTATTACCTTCTCTAAGATACACATTATTCAACTGAATGTAACCACTAAAAACTTCAATAGTATCTTGAAGTAAATAGGCTTCTAACTTAGTAAATGGATTATAGTTGTTATTTGTACCATCTGTTTTACTCCCTACCATATAATAGTTGGCAAAGAACTTATCATTTGCTATACTACTTGGTAGCCTAAAATTGTACGAATAAGAACCCTTTGTTTTTAGGTCTGTAATATCTTTAAAGTTAAAATCTAAGGATATTGGCTGACCTTTCATTAAGTCTAAAAAGTGCTTTGTACCATCTGTGCCTATTGCAACTAAAGTAGATGCCATATTAGAATAAGATTTGGTTATATGTATCTATGCTATATTCAAATGCAAGCTTGTATTCTGTTTGGTTATATCTTCTACTTATTAAAGCATCATCAATAGACCGGCTTGTTAATAGTACAGCAATAGCTGAACCATCTTCATTTATGTAATTTATGCTTGAACTAATAAACATATCTTTTACTTGCTCTATTTGTGAATCTTTTAAGAACCCCGTATTTATTGTAAAATTTTGTTTTACGTTAGTAGCTACATTCTTTCGTGATTGATGTGCCACATTTGGTACGAATGGTTTCTCATTGTAACCAGCTGATACAGTTGCATAAGATTGCTCATAATTATATATAGAACTTTTTATTTCTGTTTTTCTATTGTTTATTTTATCGTTCCTTTCTTTAGTAAATGTGATGTATTCCCAAACTCCAAACTTATTAACGTATGAAAATCTTTGTGGATTATATTTGTCGCACCTTTCAATTATATTAAATCTGTACTTTTTACTTGATTCGCTTCCATCTGGTGCTACACTACTAACATTGTAATAAGCTAAACTTGTTTGGTCTGATGGTCTATCAAATGTAGCTGGTAATTTGTTTAAGTTAGCCGGATAACACCCAAAATGAATAACCATAGAATCATCACTTACACCACTCGCATCGTATTTACCACCGAAATCTGTTGTATTTAAAAAGTATTGTGAACCTAATGAAACATCGGCTGAGTTAAAATATTCAACTAAGAATCTATATGCACCATCTGCTGTAGTATTTACATCTGCCGTTCGGTTCAATATTGCTAATGTGCCGTAATCTGTTAATGCTGTATCAATGTTTATATATGTTCCTTTTTCATCATAATTACCATTAAGGTAATATTTATCAGCTGCATTTAATTTGTAATCGTTAAATGAAAAGTTTATTAAATCTGTACTTTTATTATAACCGGATAGCAAATACATATCACCCGTTGTTGCCGTACCTTGTTTTATTGGACTTGATGTTGTATCAGCAGCATAATATTCCCATAGCTTTAGTTGTATTTTTATAGCACCGGTGTTACTTGTGCTTAAATACTGTGGAGTATAACCGGTTCCGGTAAATTTATTGTGTGGTATTGTGTGTAGGTTTTGTTGAAAGTCATTTATTGAACCCGTACTTTCTACTGCTTGTGGTACTGTTAAAACCTTTTGTACATTTGTTGGACTTACAATAGTTGTAAGTATGCTGTTAATGTCTATAATGCCATAACCCGTGCCATTTGGCCTAAATGTATATGCGTAAGTATTACCTCCATAAATTAACTCTAAGTAATAGCTAAACTTCGGTTCTGTATAATCAGCACTATAACAAGTTATCACTCTTTTAGATGCTGATAACACATAGTCTGAATTGTTAAAATTGTATATACTTATTGCCATCTATTCTATGGTTAAATTTGTTGTTAGGTCTTTTAGTAATCCTTTCTTTAAATCTAATATAAACCTCTTTTTGCTTTCTTCTATTGCATCTTTCATATATGACCTTGCGCCAATACCTTTTTCTGCTATACTTTTACCAATCATATAAGATGCACTTTTTATGTTTGAATCATTCTTTGGTATAAACTTACCATCCTTGTCTCGTAGTTTAATTTTAGGACTTCTTACCCATTTTTCTACCACACCTTTAGCTAAATTCTTTTTTTTGAATTGTGCTGGATTTTTATCTTTAGGCTTGTATTTATTTACTGATGAATATGTGCTTTCTCTACCCTTTACACCTTTCTCAATAAAATTAGCATAATCTAAAGAACTGATAAATTTAAGATTTAACCCTTTTGAACCTCTTGTTATTTTATAGGCTAACGACTTACCCAGCTTACCGGTGTTATCCGTTATTCTATACTTGCCATCTACCTTTCTTTTTATTTTTAGGTTACGCCTTGCACGTTTAATTACTTCCTTACCAAATAAATCAAAGGCTTTAGCAGTATTATCTAATGAAAATTCTGCCATCTTATCTGTTTTTAAGCCAAGACATTAATTTAGGGAAACTACCTACATCAGATGTTGTATCATTTATTTGCTGTATATAACATTCTTGTAATACAAACTTGCTATCTATACCGGTGTTATTACCAATCAATATTCTATCAATACTATCAGCATCTGTACTTAGTGATGCGTATTGTATACCATTTAAGTAAACCTTACAAGTATTGGCCACACCTCCTAACATACTTGAACCAAACATAGCTACACCGATTGTAATACTCCCCTCTCTTATATAGTCATTACTACCATCTGATATGATTTGCACAGTATCAGTATTTGAACTTGCTATATCTTTTAAGACTAATTGATTTGGTGAACTTGATGTTGTACCACCTACATATAAATTTGTACCCTCTGTTCCAGCACTATTATTTATTGCTAATAAGTTATTTAAGCCGGCTTTAGAATTGCCTATGTTTTTAACCTTTAATACTACATACAATTGCTTGTCATTGTAAGTATTAATTGTGCTTTGTAAATAGTAGTTTTCTAATGCACCTTTAAAATCAAAGCCTCTAAAATCTGTGTTATATCTTATCGCAGTTGATAGTGTTGTATCGTTAAAAGTTAAAAGGTTATTAGTTAGATAGTTACTATTGAATAATGAACCAACACTTGCAACACCATTATTTGTATACGTTAAAGTATTCTGTACATTTTCAGTTGCCGACCACCAATAAAAGCCACTATCAAAATTAGCCATTGTTGGAATAGTTACATTTATGTTATTCCAAGTTTCAAAGATATTTTCTCCGTTGTATTTTGGATAAGGTATTGTACAAGCTGTTGTTTCATTAGCTGATTGAACGCTAAGAGATGTGCTAAAGCCAATAACCATATTATTAAACCTTTCCTCAATAGGAGTACAAGATAATTCGTTAGAACCTTGCAATAGTAGTTTGTTGGTATTGACTATATACTTACCTTCTGTGAACTCTGCTCTTAAATCTTGCAGTATCATAAGTGTATCAGTATACGCACTCTCTTTTACTTGTTCATCTTCTTCTGACTGCTGTGCTATCCCACTAAAAACATATACATCAAAATCATAAGATACCACCTTATCTGATATATCTGTATTGGTTAATATAATATGTAAAGCTGGGTATTCGTTTATCTTCTTTAATTCAAGCTTATCCAAAGCACCATAGCTAAATGAATTTAGTTGTATGTGCTTGTCTGCAAATTCTTGAAAATATGATATTACTGAACTATATGTAATCATCGCTTATTCTTTTTGTTTTCTTCTCTTGAAATATCTTGTTGCATTTGCATTTTAACAAAACATAATCTAAATGGCAATTCAGTAACTGAATTAAATTGTAATAAATCTCCACCAGCTAATCCATCTATTATGCTGAACCAACCATAGTTCCCTCTTGCTGTAACCTCTCCACTTCCTTTTCCAAATAGCCTTGTGAATTCGTTAGCAATTCGCTCCCTAAATGATAAAAAAAAACCATCACACCATTTACCAGGTCTATACTTAACTCCTCAAATAACCTGGCATTATCTATATGCTTCTCTTTGTATGATTCTATGTTGTATTTGTTGCCCTTTACTTCTGTAACCGGTCTGTATAATATTGATAGTATATATTGAATACCATCTACACCCTTTTTACTGTATTCATCTAAATCAACAAATTCGCCTAATGTCATTTCATCAAGGTTAGAATGGAATCCGTATGTCACACCTTTAATTTCTACCTTATCAATCACCTCTTTATTAATTGGTATTGAAATAAGTTTAGACAGCTTAGTATATAATTGCTTTATGTCCTCTCTACGTAGCATTTTAACCAGCTTTAAGGGTATGTTGCACAATGAACTAACACTTTGTATTACTATTTCATCTTCGTTTGTTAAACCCTCTATTTTACTTACGTAGTTTTGATAGGTTTTTAGGCTAACATCTGACCAATTAGTTGGTACAATTATTTCGACTGATTCTTTCATCTATAAATACAAAGGTTATTTGTTAGTAAAGTTGTTAAATAAGAGCATACTCGCCATAAGAACCGAAACATTCAAACCACATTCGCATCATTAAGGCATCAGCGTAATCCGGTGAACGACCTAATTTAGTTTTCTGTATATCTTTGCCCTCTATTGCAAGTTTTTGACTATCCTTATCGACCTTATCTCTTTTAATAATTTCAAGTTCTGATATAATTAAGTCTTTAAATTGCTTATCCTTAATAAATATATCACCGGAATTAATTAATTCAGCTAATTTATAGTAGCATTGTGTCTTTAGGTTTTGGTAATTCTCACCTTTTAATGCTTTACCTCCATTCATAAACCCTACACAGCCACTAAAGGCATCTACTACACCACCACCTACTCCATCTTGGTCAATCACTACCTTACTGTTTGGTATTTGATTAGCGTTCCTTAAATCGTTTATTTTAGATACTATTTCGGGAATGGTGTTTTTGTCTATTGATAAAATCTTTTCTGCTCTCAATCCACTCCATAAAATAATAACAGATTTATCAGCACCCATACGTGCAACATCGCAAGTGATATACTTTGTACCACCCTTTACAAAGGTATTACTAAATGTGTCTTGTAAGCTGTTGTAATCAAATAATAAAGCATCATCATCTATGTATTCCCAATTACCATATAAAAGCCTTTCTCGGCTAATCTTATCTAACTTTTCAAGCTGAGTAATATAATGTTTAGATATAGCCTTGTTATCTGTTACAAGTGATTTAATAAACTTTTGATAAGGTAGCAAGTCATTTGTTAAAGATGGCTTGTAATACTTAGAATATAGCCAACCTTTTGATGGGTTACAAGTAAGAAGTGTTTTAGGTATTAAATCATAAACCTCTAACTTATATCGAATACGTGAATTTAAAACACTTACTGCCTTGCTTGTTACTTCAGCTGCTTCATCTATAAAAGCATCTGTAATTTCTAATCCACCTAAAGATGTGAATAATGGGTCAGATGGGTATAGGAATAAATCTTTAAGGTATATTACTGATTTGTTATAGAATGTAATTGTACTATCTGATGCGTTGTATTTAAAGTCTACTTCTGGTGTTAAACCACAATAATCAATTGCAACCTCAAAAAACGTATTTAATGTGGTAGCTTTTAGATTCTTTAATTTAGACCTACCTATTACAGACCTTGTACCCGGATAGCGTAATCTCCTACTTATTTGCCATAGACAGCCGGTAAAAGTTTTAGAACCACCAGCACCACCACCAAACAATACTTCGGTTGTATGCTTATCCTCTAAATACTTGAAACACTCAATTTGTTTAGGAAACAAATCTATATCAATTGTCTTCGGCATTTATTGGGTTTAAATTGATTATAATGGATTTATCATTAACCTCAGCAGTAACATC